GCGGCCTTTGAAAAAGAAAACTGGGGATTGAAAGATAAATTAGCGCTATTCAATGATATTATCAATCAAATTTCAGCCGAATTTGAAGTACAGGGAAAAACAGTTTATATCAAAGATAAAATTGGATCTGACCTGTCAACTGTTGTTCGTCAAGGTTTCAACCTATCAACGGCTGAAATTGAAACCGACAACAGCTCGTTTGCGACTTACGGTGTCGGTTATGGTGCACACAATAACGTTGATGATCAAAAGTCACCGCGGTTATCTGTTGAATATTACAGTCCGTTGTATGATATGTATAAAGCTAAATTCGGGGTTATTGAAGCTCAACCGGTTGATGATGAACGATATACAGTCGCTGATAGCTTGTTGGCTGCGGTTAAGTCTAGAGTAGACAATAGTTGGAGTTTGGCAATTACTGTATCATTATTAGATTTACAAAACGCTGGTTATCCTTATGCTATGGCCAGTGCTGGCGATTCAATTACAATTGTAGACGAATCGTTGGAGTTTGAAGATGAAGTAAGAATTATTAAAGTTGTCAGTTCTTACAATATTAATGGTGAACGAATTTCAGTTGAAGTTACCTGTGGCGACCTGACAATGGCGCAAACGCAATCTGCTAGTTCGTCAGTTGCCACAAGCACAATCGCTGATATTATGAACGGAAATTCAACGTTGCCTGACGCTTGGTTTAGTGAACAAATGCAACTGGCCACTAACAGCATTCTAGCTGCACGAACTGAATTGAAGTTTACAGACCAAGGGATTATTGCCGTTGACACAACCGACCACAATAAAATGGTTATTTTGAACTCTGCCGGTATTGGAGTTTCAACCGATGGTGGGCAGACATTTAAAACAGCAATCACTGCTGAAAGCATTGACGGCCAAAATATCAATATTAAAAATATTAATGCTAGCAGTATTGTCGCCGGAGTTATCAACGGTATTACTTATAACACGGTTGATAATGATAACAATTTTAGAATTACATTACAAAAAGGTATGATGGAATACTATTATGACGGTAATTTGCTTGGCGGATTATACGCTACCGGTGATAAAGCAACTGGTAAAGTTAACGGATTTGCTATTTGGAACAGCCCTGGATATATTTTCAGTATTAACCAATCTGACAAAACCGGTACGCTTTCTAAAGCTATTTTTCAAATACCTACCAGCTCCACAATTGATGATCCGGAATACAATCTAAATGGCTACGCATTGAGTAATTTAGCCACTAAGAGTAACCTTTATTCGGCTAAGGATTATTACACCGATGGTAACATTATTAGCCAGAAAAGCGACGCGTTTTGGATTCAAAACCCCAACAAAGTTATTATCAGTGGTAACGGTGGTAAAGCAAACCAGCTTAGCATTACCGGTAGTTCGGTCGATGTGCTGGGAGACTTCACTGTGTATAATGGTACTAAAAATGCTGCTAGCGTAACGAGAGACGGTGTACGTGCCACACCTGCATACGAAATGGCAGAAAACTGGTTCGGTGATATGGGCGAATCAACAACAGATGGTAATTGTGAAATAATCGTTCCGATTGATCAAATATTCGGCGACATTGTAAACACCAGCATTAAATACCAAGTATTTTTGCAAAGTTATAGTAAAGCACATGTTTGGGTCGAAACACGTAGCGAAGATGGATTCGTTGTAAAATCTGACGAACCTAATGCTGATTTCGCATGGGAATTAAAGGCTAAGCGTCGCGGATACGAAGACGAACGATTGGTTAAAACTGATATGACATTAGATGAAGTGCAGAAGATTGAAGAAGGAAATGGTACAATTAGTAATGACGAAGACAAAGAATACAAAGGTGGTAATGTAGATGGCAATTAGAACGTACAAAGTAACTCTTGATTCAAAAAACTATATTGCACCCGAGCCCGTGTTATTGCGTCAGGGAGACAAAACGGGTGCCGTGGTAATTGATGCTACGTTGATGGACAACGGCTATCCAGTGTCACTCAGTGGTCTTACACCGTCATTCATGGCAAACACCGCTGATGGCAAGGCAGTCGTATCAGATACGACTGGATTTACAATTGTAGATTCATCTGGTGGCGAATTCACCTACCAAGTTCCAAGCCAACTTGGATCTGTTCCTGGTAAAATAAAGATTGCTTATTTCTCGTTCACTGATGCAAGCGGAAATCAGTCGACCTTTGACATTGCGTTCAATGTTTATCCAGCCGCAGATATGACGCAAGATAGTGCAAAAGATTGGATTTCAAATCTTTCTGAAATTATTAATACGATAACTACACTGCCAGTAACAGGTGATAGAATATCAGCTGCAAGTTTGCGTATTATGGGCGCAGAAAACTTCATTGAAACACCGCCAGATCAAAAAGATGACAATACAGCAATCAACGGTGCCAGTCTCTCTGCACCAAGTGGATCTTATAATTATGCTATTTCCAAAAACGCTTATCGCGCAAGCGAATTTAGAACCATCAATGAGGCGGGAACACAACTAATCTTGATGGCTTATCTTTCAGACGGAAGCACAAGCACAATTAATATTCAGCTTCAGGGATCTTCGATGGGTTCACTGTACATCTTTTACCAAGGAACGCTTTCAATACTGGGACAGTCTGGGGTAACAATGGCCAACGGTGCATCAGCGTTCAAAAAAGACGACTATTTGACCGTAATTTCTGCAATAAATAGTCAGTTTTTGATTTACAGAAACGGAAACTTTTGGGCATCTGTCGATTTTTCAAATATTAATCAAGCAAGTAGAATGACAACTCATTTTGGGGTGTTTATGGCTGACACAAAATCAGATGGAGAATATGCGGACAGACTTGTTTTTTATCAAAGCGATCATGACGTTCCTTTAACCACATTAAAAAAAATTCAACTGGGCGATGTATCATCTGATAACGCAACATTATCAGTTATCCAACAAAGCATTAATATCATATCAAATACAGCTACAAAATTTACGACCATCGATATTGCTGCTGATCCCGTTAATATTAGAATGGATATAACCACAGTATCATCATCGTATATGCCTTATTTTGTTTTTGCCAAAAAGGGTAATATTCTTAAAGCTGTTAATTTGACCAATGGGTCAATTTGTGAAGCATCTGATAAAGATGGATTATTTAATGTTATACACGCTCAAAATCTAAACACGTTTGTTGAAGGAGACCATTTTGAAGAAACATATAGAAATGGAATATTAACTATTTTTAAAAATGGTTCCAAATGGACTGCATTCGACGCACTCAAGTACAGTGAATATGATGAGCGTTCAGTAGGTATCATTATCAATAAAGCAGCAGTAGGTCGTGTGGTTTCTAACGTAATCATAACGAATACGGGCGCATCAACGAAACCTAGCGAAAAAAAACTAGGAGCTTTTGGTGATTCTATCACGGCCGGATTCAATATCCAACAACCTTATCATTATTGGGTTGGTAAAATTATCAAATGCGATAAAGTAATTAATTATGGTGTTTCAGGGACTCGGGTTGCCGCTCCTAATCTTGACAGTGGAGAGTCGATGGTTACTCGCTACAAATCAATAGATCCATCATTGGATGCAGTTGTGGCAATGTTTGGCACTAACGATTTTGGTGTTGGTGCCGGTGTTCCTTTGGGGGCAATGGGATCAACTGACATCACCGATTTTTATGGCGCCCTAGACGTATTAATACAAGGGCTGGCCTTACAATATGTTGGTAAACCATTGCTGGTAGTAACACCACTTCCTCGTAAAGGCGAGATGGTTAAAAATGCGCAAGGCAATGTATTGCAAGATTACGTTGACGCAATTAAAAAAGTTTGCAATAAGTATGCAGTTGCCTGTCTAGACCTTCATTCTTCTATAGGTATCAATCCAGATCTATCGGATGAAATTGTTCAAAATTGGACGCGTGATGGAGATGGATTGCATCCTAATGAGCGCTATCATCAATTGTTAGGACAGCGAATTGGCAAATATATGAGACTAATGATCTAACGTATTTTTATTTAAGAGGAAGTGATTACATGCTAAATAAAATCAGAGATCACCAGACACACACAGCACTAATTTTGATAAAGGTATTAGGGACATTAGTAACAGCAGCAGAATAGGTCGGTAATTTAAATGGTAAAAAATTTAGCAAAAAACAGATTTTGGTTCTGGAAAGCATTAGAAACATATGGGATTGGTGCATTGTTTATTATCATACAAAACACAA